GACATATCTAAATTCTGGTAATCAGAATCGGTCAAATGTATATATGCTTCTAGTTGTAAGGAATCTTCTATTACTCCTAAAGTCCTTCCATAGTAACTTAATACAAGCCCATCACTTTGTGCAAAACTTAAAGAATAAGGTACTGTATTGTTCCAAACTTTAATAGGCAAAGCCGAAGGAATATTAGTATAATTAACCCACCCGCCAGACTCTTTAAAATCTACACTTAAAGCGTTTCCATCTATGTCCGTTTGTGCGCCATATTGGTAGTTTAATATTCTAGGGTTAAAGCCATAATCTGGAGGGGGTGCTGAATCATTTATATTTGGTTCGTTCCACATTCTCGCAGTTACTCCGTATCTTGTAAGGGTGTTGTCTAATACCGCTTTTGAATCGTGTATAATATAAGTAGGTGCTATTTCTGAGGTCTTAACATAGCTTTCGCCTTTTGGAAACCTTGTAGGTAGTTCGTGCTTATAAGAGCAATATAGATTGTTTTGATACTGGAAAGTTTGGTTTCTTTTTTCTAAATATTTGTCGTTAGAATCTTCGGCATATTTAAAGATTAAATCTCTATTATAATTCTCTAAGAAATTAAGTTTATATGGCTTGTCTATTGCTAGTTTATCAGTCCAATTTAAAGCGGTTGTATAGCTTTTAAAAAACGAATCCCTTTCCTCTACATATACAGTTTTTGTTTTCGTGTCTGTTCTCCAGTATAAGTTAAAAACCTTTGTTATGTCTGCAAACAAATCCAATACCTTAACCTCTGGCAATATGTTAGCAAGTGTAAAGGTGTTATTTTCTACTAATTGTTTTGACATATCAATTAGCTTAACGTAGGTATTAGCGTTGTCCCAATTAATACGATTGTATGTAGAAGGTACAGGGTAAACACTTTGTCCTGATATACCAAAAGGTTTTACTTCTGCGGTAACTCCAGTAGGTGCATAAGGGCTAGTTGGCGAGGTTTCTGTAACATTAACAAAGGGCTTAAATAAAAGTTCTCCATCTGAAGTATTGTTATCTTCTGGGTCTTTAAGAAATAAATATTTTATATTTCCGTTACTTATTATTTTGTAAATTTCTGCCCTTCCATTGTAACCCGAAGGAGTTGGTTGTTCTATTCTATTCCCTACCGCTATTGTGTGAGTTGGGTCTGATACTTTTAGTATAGCGGGTGCGCCTAATATTCTGGATTTAAATTCTATATAATCTCCAGATTCTAGTTTATAGTAACCAGTTTCTATTGTCTTTCCTGAAGTATAATTAATTAAATCGTCTTTTTGTAAAACAGTTTCTAATATTGTTCCGTTCTTCCATATTTCCCAAGTTATCTTTGCATCTACTACAAATGAGTTAGGCATATCTAACTTAGCATTAATAGCAAATCTATATTTTCCATTTCCTGTATCGTCTGGTAATGGTACTGTATATTTATAGTTTGTTGTATTATAGTTTCCTCCAGTGTCAAAGTTAGAGCCAGTAGAATCGTCATTAAATCTTAAAGTTTGTACTAAACCTCCACTTATTACAGGCGCAGTTCCAGAAAATGTTATGTCTCCATCTGCATAATAAGTGTCTGTATTTGATTTATTACTAGAAGCCCTAAATAGTTTAGCATCTACATTAGCTTGTGAATGTTGGAAACCATCCCCAATATAAGGCATAATAAGTTGTTCAAAATCAGACGTTCCCATAAACGTACTGCTTAACTTATATCCTACTTTATTTAAAGCCCTTTCTATTATTGCTTTGTATCTAAGAGAAGGTCTAAAATCTTCTGTAGACAGTCCATTGCCTACTTCATATTGTCCATAATTTATCCAAGCGTAAACGTGGTCATAACCATCTGAATAGGTTTTACCCCAACTAAGTGAAATATTAGAATTACTGTAATCTAAACTACCGCTAGAACCCGCACCATAGGTAAGGTCTTTAAGGGTTGTTTCACTTAAAGCAGTCATCCAGTCCGAGTTGTCTCCAAAAAACTTACATACGTAACTCCTTACACCTTTATTATCTTCTACGTTAGTTACTTTTAAATAACCCCTTTCTATTATTTTATTATCTACTAAGACGTTAGCAGACTTTCTGTTTTTCATATCCTTTACGTTCCTTTGGTTGGAAGAATAAAGAGTATTTAATAACTGGTTATTGGCTTTTGTTGCGGGAATTTTAAAGGTCTTTGAGTAAGCACCACCCCTTTTATTAATATCTGATAAACTGGCTATTTTCTTAGTTAGCGTAAAAGGAAAGTTTGAATCTTTTCCTATATCTAAAACCCCTAAAACACTATTGTCTGTATCTCTAACCTCTAACTTTGTTCTCAATTTCTTTGTGTGTTATATTTGTTAGACTTGACTAACTTATATGAACATTGGAATATTTTATCTTCGTTGTCTAGGGTTTTTACTTTCCTAGATGTTACATTAACTGGTACTAAATTTGTACCATCTTCTATCCATACTCCGTTGCTTCTTCCTATCTCACTTAACCAGTTAAGTTGAGCGGTAGTAAGAGAATCCGAAAATACATCTATTGCTTCTTCTGCTTCTACGCTTAAAACAGTCCTTCCTCTGTCATATACCGAAAACCCTTTTTCAATTACTTGCTCGTAGTTTTTGCTTCTAAATCTTGTTTCCTTTTTTGTTCTACTTATAAAGGTAAAACTATCAATACCGCCCAAAGGATTAACCCATTTAAGTCTTATTTTATCATCTCTACAAACCTCCTGAACATCAAATCTAATTGCTTCGCTTCTGTCTGCGCTTAAATCTCCTTTGGCTAGGGTAAATGTCACATACGCAGTAGAAGCGTTTAGGTCACTCCCTAGAAACATCAAAGAACCAATTTTGTCGGTAATAGTTAAAGGGCTTGAAGGTACTGTACTAGTAGCAACCGAGCCACCGCTAGAATTAAATTCCGCAACCTTTACTTTTATATCGGCTTCGTTTGTTATAAAGTTTAATTGGATTGTTTCACTTCTTCCTATCTTTTGCGTTCCTCCATTTGTAAGCCATAATTTAGCAGTAGTATCAACGGTATAAGCATCTAAGTTTTGTGCTTCTTCGTGTTGCCTAGTAGCATTTATAGCCCATATTTGGGTACTTGTTTGGTCTGGTGTTCCAGTTCCCCCTTCTTCCCAAGCGGTAGTTAAAGTTCCTCCACTTTCTGTTACTTCATAAAGTTTTAATTGTACTTCTACTTCGCTATTTGTAGCGTTTCCCGCAACCGAACTACCTAAGTTTTCCACCAAGTCATAACTTAAATAATCCTGTACCACGCTCTGAACATCAAAAGTAAAAGCGTTAGAAGTTCCAAAATTGGGGTCTTTGTCTATACTTGCTCTTATTGTTCCATCTATATATACGTCAGCTATTACCCTTGCTATTGTTCCTGTTGAACTTGTGCAAGTCCAGACAAGCGGTATGTAAGCCGATGAAATTGTGTCTGGAGAAGCAGTCATTGTTATTGCCATAATCTAAGTTTTAAAATATCCAAACACCACCACCGCCAACACCAGAACCGCCACCGTGAAATTCTATTTGGTTTAATATTTTGTCTATTTTTTTATCCATTTTTTTAGTCGCTTCAGTAAACATTTTTCTTTCTATTACTTCGTTGTTTTTGTTTAGTGCTTCTTGTATAAATCCTTTTCTTTTGCCAGTACTTGAAAACCTACGACTTCTTTTAGTAGGCATACCTTCCTGTCTTTGTTTGTTGGCAGTAGCAAAAGCCGCCGCTTTGGGGTCAGCCACTCCCTTCTGTCTAAAGTATGCTATCAACGCTTGTATGTATTTACTTCTTCCCCCTCCACTTCTTCCAGAATAAGGAATCCTATTAGGTTTAACCCCTTTGTCTAGATATATTGCGTACTTTCTTCCCCAAATCTCAACACTTAATCCATCGGCTGAAACTCTACCCTCTAAGCTATCAATTAAAGCACCAGTATTATTATGTCCTTGTTTGATTAACTCCCCACTTAAAGCGAGTATTAGTATTTTAATTAGCCCTTGCATTAGTAAGTAAATGTTCCAAGCGTACAACCAACGTTAGTACTCCTGAATATTATTGTGTATTTAATTCCCATCAATTTGTCGTTGTGTGCGTTGCTTACATAGTTACCGCTTAATTCTTCATCGTTTAATATATACAAAGCACCTCCTAGCCCTAAAGTCCTACGCAAAACTTCTGCTATGTATTGGTCTGCTATAATCTCTAAATCAGAATATTTTTCCTGTTTTGTTTTGGTTTTCTGTTCAGATATTTTGTATACGTCCCAGACGTACAAATCAAAAGTGTATTCCTTTTCCTTTGGTAGATAGTTATTAAAAGTATCTCTATTGGTGCTTGTTAAACTAGAATCCACTTGAACCATAGGATAGTTCTTATCTATATCTATATTAATATCACTTAAAAGCCCGAAATGAAACGTATTCACACTGCTAAAGGCAGTCGCTATCGTGTTCAGTTCGTCGACTATTTGTTTTACATTGTTCGCCATAAATTAACTGTCTTACTCGTTTTCCTAATTCGTAATCGTTGCCATATTTCTTAACCAACTTTCTTATCTTTTCTATCATTGATATACCTTTAAATCAGTAACAAATGATTCACTTCGATAGTGTGCGGGTATAATATTAGTGTCTATTACAGACCTTATATTTGACCGCTTTATATCTTCATAAAAAAAGTAATCACAACCCACCTTTCCAACCGTTCTAAATTCTATTTGTTCTAAGACGTTTCTATGTATAAAAGTACAACCCAATCCAATCGAATAAACATCGAAGTCCATTCCTAACCTACATTCTGAAACTGGTTTATAATAATCTCCAATTAATTCGTCTTTGTTTTCGCTTTCAAACTTCAAACACTTTGCCGCTTCGTCATTTATATAATACGCAAAAGTATGAACGTGGTTTCTTTGTTTTACTAAATAATTTATAATATTTAAAGGTACAAATACATCACTATCCAATAAAAATAACCACTCATAACCTTCGTATAGTACTTTATCTCTTATAGCGTTGTAACACTTACAAAGGTACTCGGCTACGCTTCCTTCTGGCTGTACCCTTTCTGCGTTTAATCCTAAGTTCCAAAGGTATTCTATATACAAAGGGTCTTTAGAATAATCTACTAAATATGTATCGTAATCCACATATTCGAAAGAACGTAATTGTCTTGTGAATATATCCAAACAATATTCGTTTTCATCGTTTACGGGTGTTGCTACTAGTACGTTCATTTTGCATTTCCATTTCTACCCTTTCAGCCATAGCGAAGTAAAATACATCGTACAAAGGTGCTTGTTCTACTTCTTTAATCTTATAGCCAAATACTCCTGTTTTAGCTATGTTTTTTGTTAGCATATACCAACCGTATCTACTTCCCTTACCTTCTCCTTTAAAGAGGTCTGCAAACCATTTAGATATGCTTTTAGATGTTCGGTTAAAAAAAAATACGCACTCCAGACCTTATCCATAGGAAGTTGCTTAAATTCTTCCATTCTTAACTGTACTTCTTTTTCTTTGTAGTCGCTAACCTTTCTTTTCTTCCAAAACCAATATCCTGTCTCTACGATAGGTCTGTATAATATCGCAGTAAGCATAGGCAAAGCGGTTATATCCCCACTCTTTAACTGGTTTATCTTTGTTGTTAATTGGGCGCACTCTATAAACTCGGCATAGGTACTATTAGCCATTTCTTTTGTTTGTCCGTTTAATAGCTTTTCTGCTTCTGGAAGCCCATACTCTATACCTTTAAAAGTAAAGGTATCTTGTATTATTACATCTTCTTCCTTTGCCGAACCCATTAAAAAAATCAATGACTGATACAACCAAGTTAAATCTTCTATTTTAAGTTCATAGTTTTTAGGAATCTTAACCCAAAAGCCAACCCATTCACGATAAAACTTCCAGTTGTCTATTTTTTCATCTTCGGTATATTCTACTTCCTTACCTTCAAAGGTTTCCTCATACAATTTCTCTGGCATATCTTTAAGAAGTTTATCACTTTCTAATATTTGCGATAGTGTTACTTCGTGCCAATGTAAAGGCAAGCTAAACTCTTTTCCATCAAAGGTTATTTTCATTTTAAAATATATGCTATTGTTTCAAATTGTTGCGCCCTATAGTGTCCTATGTTTATATCCCTTTTAAAAACTTCTCTAGCTTTCTGTATGGCTTCTTTTTCGTCTGAAGCATCTACTAGAAATTCCTGAGAAAAGTTTACTTTATAAGTCATACAAACAACTTTGCTAATCGTGCTATATCTATACTAGCTTTGTTAAGTCTTTGAGCAGTACCGCCCTCCTGACCTGAAGCCAGAGTTTTATACTTGTCAGCTATTTCAATTAGTTCTTTATGAGCATCGGCAAATATTTCTACTCTACCGGTTACTTTTTTTGCTTTTTTTGGTGCTTCTTTCTTCTTTGTCATAATATTATTTTTTAATTATACAAATATAGTTATTAAAAAGATACGATTCTGCGATTTTTTTTAACATCAAAAAACATACGCATCATTAAGGTATCGGCATAATCTGGGCTTCTACCTAATAAATCTTTTATCTTATCCTTTCCTACTATGTTAATTTTGTTGTCTTTGTCAGGGTCTTTCTGTTTGATTTGTTCTAGTTCTTCAATAATCCTTTCCCTTGCTTCTGTGTCCTTAGTATGTATAGCGAGTTCTCTATTGTTAACCCTATCGGCTAATTTAAAGTAACATTGGGCTTTTAAATTTTGGTAGTTTTCTTTTGTTCCCTTAACCTTTTCTGGTGTCCTATTGGCTACAAAGCCCTTACATCTAAGTATGTCTTTAACACCTCCACCAATACCATCTTCATCAACTATAATATGGCTTCTTGGTATGTTATGCTTATTAGCCATTTCTTCTATCATTCTAGCTGA